AAACTTCTGTTGACCTACCTCCAGCCGCCGGCGATGGCGAGAGCGTCTGTCCCTGTCCAGATGAGGGCGAGGAGCAAGAAATCGAAGTTGATATTGATCAATTGCGAAAAATGGCCCTGCAAGAACCAGAGGGTGCACCTGAAGATCTTGGTGCATTAGCTGGAGAGCCAATGCCTGGAGAAGAGGAGTTGGCACTACAAGAAGAGATTCACCTTGATGAAGATTTTCTCTCTGCTTTGTTAGAAGCTGAAGACGATGAAGAAGATGAAGACGAGGATGATGACGAAGGTGATGACGATGTTGCAGCCAGAACACCTCCTCGCGATAAAGAAAACAAAGGCGATTTTCTTCCAAAAGCAGTAAGAGATAAAATTAATCAACGTGCAAAAAATGAAGAAATTGATTTTAGCGAAGAAATGTTAGAAGCAATTATTGAGGAATTAGTTGTTGATATGGAGCCCCAAAAAACTGGGTGGCTTGGTGCATCAGTGCCAGAGCTTGAACATGCCGCCGAAATGGAGATGGCACGCAGACAATCAACAGAATATCAAGAAGAAAAATCTGAGTACGAAAAGTCTATTAAAGAACTTGAAGAGCAAAACACAACTTTAAAAAATAACAATCTTAAATTAAAAGAAGCGCTTACTCGTTTGACAAATGATCTCAATGAAGTGAATTTGTCAAATGCGCGTTTACTATATACGAACCGAACGTTAAATAGCATCTCCTTGAATGAGAGACAAAAAAATAAAATTGTCCAAGCTATATCTAATGCCGGTTCTGTCGAAGAGGCGAAAACAATTTTCGAGACCCTTCAAAGCACAGTGGGATCTCTTCCAACTAGGAAGACTCCACAATCACTGAGCGAAGCAGTATCGCGTCCATCGACCGGTCCTATATTATCTAATAGAAGACCAAAAAACAACAAACAAGACGATTCTTTCTCCAAAAGGATGAAAGAGTTGGCAGGCATTAAATAAGGAGATAAAATTAACATGTCTATTTTACAGAAATTAACTGAAGGCATCGTCCAACGTGATCTCAAGAAAGAAGGTTCCGCACTACTTGCAAAGTGGGAGCGCACCGGTCTTCTTGAAGGAATGAATGATGATCGCACTAAAAGTGGCATGGCTCGTTTGCTTGAAAACCAGGCAAAGGAGCTTCTTAGGGAAGCCACAACAATGGCAGCTGGTGACGTAGAAGGTTTCGCCGCAGTTGCATTCCCTATTGTCCGTCGTGTATTCGGTGGACTTATCGCTAACGATCTTGTTAGCGTTCAACCAATGAGCTTACCTTCTGGTCTGATCTTTTTCCTCGACTT